TGGATGTTGCCGCCGGTATGCCATCACTGGTGAGGGCATAGACACGGACAAACTTCATCCCGACAGGAAAATTCTTTCCAGTAGTAGCAGCCATTCTTTATTTCTCCTTAATAGTCGATTTCGACAAAGTGTAATTCGAACTTATATTGAACGCCTTCGATTTCCTCGAAGTCGGATTGGGGGAAGTCGGTATATTTTGCGTTATAGTTTGCCTCCAGAATTTGCGCGATAGATAGCGCCAGGTCGTTGATTTGATCTTCAGCCGTGGCAGGGTCATCCCGTCTCACCCATACGCCGATCACAAAACGCATAGGTGTAAGGCCACTGGTATCTTCCGGCAACCCATATAATGCCCCAGCACTGTCCACGCAGGCAAAAGGACTGATACCTTTCGGATTAGTTTCAAAATATCCAACCACATGTGGCGTGGTATCGGTATCGTTTGCCAGGAGTGTGATAGTTTTTAACTTCGTCACCAGGTCATCGCGAAGAGGATGTTGACTTGCAAAGGTCATTTATTTACCTCTTCGCAGTTTTGCCAATGTACGCGCCAGTCGCGCTCTTCGCTTGGTAGTGGATGATGCCTTCGAACCTTTCCTGAGCACCGAACGGGCATAAGCAGAGACGCTTTTATGTGCTCGCTTTGCCGCCCGACTGAATGAGCCGGGATGCTTGATTGCACCCTTGATCCAATTCTTTTTAGCCATTGAATCCACTCCTTCTTGCCGCCAAGGCAACATTTTCGTTAATCATTTTTGGTACATCTTCCATAACCTGATCGGCAGTTTTCCGGAATACCTGCCAACGTGTTTGGTGAATGCGCGCCTGTTTTTCACCTTCCGCACCACCGCTCACCCAACGCGCATACGGCATTGTGTTGTATAGCATGTAAGAAATGCCCTCGGTTTCTAGCATTAACCTATCTCGCTTAATGCGCCAGTTCCAGCCATAATGTCCCGTGCGGTGATAGGGGATGGTGATTTTCCCAGCCCTAATCATTGCCATAACATACCGACGTTGTTTCTCACTAACCCACACGTGCGGGGGATTGCCCGCATAATGTGGGGGGTAGGTCGCTAATTTATTGCGTGCTTTGAATATAATGTCATAGATTGATTTAATACCAACCTTGGGTATTTCAGTCGTGAAATTCTCAAAACGTTTCTGTACCAGTTCGGCACGAATTTCAGTGGACAATGTGACGGTCATTGCACCTGCTCCATAATGATCTCGGTAAACTCAACCGGTGAACCGGCAAATGAACCAACTGCCCGCACATGATAATCAATACTGTTGGCGGTTAGAATATCACCTTCCAGTACATCCGCATTCCCGAAAACACCAGTGATAAATGCTTTGCGGGGGCTTTTCAATTGGTATTTATCGATCACCTCCGGTGATGCAGGAATAGGGGCATAAGCCAGAGCGAGGGAGGCAAGATGGATGACCGGCGTTCCAATCTTTCCGGCGGTTGCGGCGGGCGAACGTTTGGTAGTGGCGTTCATTCTTCCATGTCTCCTCGGATGAGGGTGACGGTATTTACTCCGCCCGCCTCACTCTTGCCGCGCAGTTTGATTGCCAGATTAACCAAATTGGTGATCTGTTGCGATTGTGTGAATGAACTGGAACCAGCCTTGAAATCAATCTTGTCTTTAAGTGAGGCTATCCATAAATCAGCCAGGTCTGCTGCGGCTGCGTACACATCATATCGTTTGCCTGTAATATACAAGTCTAGTACTTGACTGGCGTTGAAGTTATAACGACCATTAAGTAAATCTTGACTGTCCGGCGTAACAGTGCCATAAAAATTATTTTGGAGATAACTCACCGTCCCGCCAGTCATCGTACCGCCCTCAAACCACCTGCGGCTGAAAAAGTTTTTATATTCGTAACCGGTGCCAGTTCTGGAGGGAATCACTCCCAATTCCTCAAACATGACCGTTTCCTGATATTCATCCAGGTTACTTTGCACATCAACATCGGCAAAATGTTGCGTAGCCGTGCCGGAGGTATCTCCAATCAAGGTGCGGGTTTTGGTTATCAGGTCAGTCATTGACGCTCTAGCGCTCACGCTTCACCTCACTTTCAAAGGCGGCAATAAACCGACTGCCCATCGCGTCCAGGGTATGCTCCACCTGGTTGTGTTCACAAGCAACTTGGCCCATCAGTCGGCGCTTCATTGGATCATGAGACAATGAATAGATCGCATCTTGGATTGACTCCGGATCGCGTGGCGGCACCAATAAACCCATACCTTCGTGTACCTGCGCCCGTGCACCCGCCACGTCTGATGCGATCACCGCGCAACCGCTGGCAAGCGCTTCATTGAGGCACAGACCCCAGGTTTCCTCATAGGTCGAGGGAAATACGAAAATATCAGCTCGTTTCAATCCGATTGCGACCTGCTCACGGGTAAGTCGGGTCATCAGATGCACAGTGAAAGGCGTGCCCTGCAATGCCTGGTTGAGATATTTCATACCTTTGGCCGGATATTCAGGCCAGGCGGAAGAGGTGTAAATCGAACTACTTTCTTTTTTTGTCTGATCAGGCTTGAATAATTCGGTATCCACACCCAACTCGCACACGTAATCGCAGCGCAACCCATTACGGCGGTAGATTTCAGCCGTGTACTGGTTATAAGCCAGCACGGGCGAGCGGTTGACGATCTCCAGCCATTCAACCGGCGCTCGTCCTTCCTTGCAGTTGTCATCACATACACCCTTGACGGCTGTACAACTTTCATCCCAGTTGCGTAACAGCATCCGGCCCCCGCAGAAGGGGTAATAATCCATCATCGCCCATATGTGCGGGACGCGGCTTTCTTGCAACCACTTAACCGACTCAAAGCCCATTTTGTTGAAAATCGTGCCAACCATGACAATATCCGGCTTGAAGGTATCCACCGCCTGCGCAATCTGCGGGGAATGCAGCCAGGCGACGGTATGATCCATAGCTTTGAGTGCCATAGTCAGATCACGCAGCAGGCTTTCAGCTCCGCCACCCTCTCCTGGGCCTCTGGTATCTTCATGCCAGATCAAAATGCGCATGATTGCCCCCTCAAATAACTGTTATACCAGCCAACCGTCCGTACCAATCCATCAGGTAAGCGAATGCAAGATTCCCAACCCAGGTTACGAATTTTAGCGGTATCCAACTCTTGCGTCGGGATCTCCATAAAGGGTTGCTGTTTTGGTTCACAGATTGGCTCCGGTGCTCCGGTTAATCTTGCAATAGATAACGCTATTTCCAGGGTTGAAGCCACGTCTCCATTCCCAACGTTATAAACGCCTGGAACGGCACAGGTAGCCAGCCAGATATAGGCGTTTACCGCATCATCAACATGTAGATAATCCCGCTGCATGTGTGCTGTGCCCTGGTGGACAACCGGACGCAAACCTCGTAAAGACTGGCGGCATGAATTGGGGATCAATCGACTCCAGTTCAGGTCAGCCGGTCCATACAGGTTAGCACAACGGGTCACTTTGACATTCATACCATACGTTGCGGCGTATGATTGCGCAATCAGGTCAGCAGCGGCCTTGCTCACTTCATAAGGCGCAACCGGCAGTAGGGGCATATCCTCGCGATAGGTCTTGCCGCCGTGGTCGCCGTAGGCTTTATCCGAGGATGCGCATACCACCGATTTCACGCCGGGTAGTCGTCTACAGGCTTCAAGTACGTTGATCGTGCCAAGGATATTGGTACGCAGAGCAATGGCCGGGGCAGCCTGCGCAATCCTTACGATGCTGACAGCCGCCAAATGGAACACCCATTCTGCTTCGCAACCTGCGATCACCCGCTCAACAAAAGAGGCATCTGTCACGTCGCCGTATTCGATGCGACAGTTCACGCCCAGCGCATCCAGGCTGGTATGATTGGCATGGTTGAGAGAACAAGCCGTCACCTGGTGGCCTTGCGCCAACAGCACCTTACAAAGATTAGCGCCCAGGAATCCCTCAGCTCCCGTTACAATTGCCTTCATTGCCCCTCCACGATCCGAAATGAAGTGATGTTTATTTCCTCATCACATTCGTAAATGGGTTGATGCCCATCCCCGAGTTGCGCCAGTACAGACGGGGTGCAGTTCAGCCCCCAATCGCCTATATTGGTTGCCCGGTTGACCACGGCGAACATACGCTGCTTTCCAGCCAGCAGGACGGCGCGCAGCAGGGCGGTATCACAAGACACCTCTAAAATATCAGATCCAAGTGACGCCGCCCAGTTCGCAACCGCCCGGCGTACATTTCCGTCTCCGATGTGGTGATAAGGCACACCGGAAATAATGCGGGTATATTCCGTGTAATTAGGGCTTAATTGATTCCAGATTGCCGAAGTCATCGCATCAATGCACATGCGGGTAGTCCTGCCATCATTTAGCGTCACCGCATCCCAATTACTGCTAACTTCGACCGTTCCGCATAAAAGTTTCTGGCCGGGATTGATGGTTCCTACCCTGGGATCATTCCCAAACTGCGCCAGTATATTTTTGACCACGGGAACGAGATGCGAACTGACCACCACATCATCCTCAGTAATCAGGAAGCTGTCATAATGGTCAGACAGGTAATCCGACATGGTAAGTCGTTGCATAGCACAACCCATGTGCTGAGGCTGAACATGCCATTCCTTGTGAGGCATCTGTTCTCTCTCGAAGATGGTACGATTGTCATCAATCGTGCACTGGTCAGTCCGTGGTTCGCCGGTCACGCGGCAATTTATCCCTTCCTGCCATACGTGTACATCCACGTCCGTCAGGTCATTGGCAGCAATAGTGGCCAGGCACTTCGAGAAAGTGCTGGGGCGGTCCCAGGTCATGACGCCTATCGCAAAACTACCCACGGTCTTCAACCTCCAGGTAATGCTCTTTGTACCAAATTACCGTTTCGGCCATGCCTTTCAGTAGGCCAACTTTGGGATAAAAATCCAGCAAGCGCAACTCTTGGGTAGGATCGGCAAGTTGGATACTCTGCAACGGTTCGCCTTTTCGCATCGGCAAATATTCGATCTTGGATGAACTTCCGACCATTTGTATAATCATCTCAGCCAGATCAATTACCCGTGTAGGTATACCAGTACCGGCGTCAAAGGACTGTCCCCAAATCTTGCGCTCCAGGGTCAGCAACAGAATTTCACACAAATCTGATACATAAATCAAATCAGCAATCTGCTTGCCATCGCCCAGTACAGGCAATGGTTCACCCCTGATGGCACTGACAATAAAGGTCGGTACAACCTTGTGAACGTGTCCCCAATGTTGACCAGGGCCGTAGACATTCAGCGCCTTCACCACCGCCGTTTGCAGGTTCAGGTAACGAAAATACATGATCGCCAGTTCCGCGGCGCACCGTTTGGTAATCAGGTAGGGATTATGCCAACCTGTTTTTAGTGACAACAATACCATCGGTTTGCCGAAGGTTCGGCAAGCTCCCAGTACATTGAGCGTACCCTTGATGTTCACATCGATGGTGTGCTCGATATAATCCAGGGTTTCCTCGCTGCCCAATATCCCCGCTAAGTGGAAAACCGCATCCACGTCTTTTACCGCAGCATCCATCGCAACCGGATCAAGTACGTCCTGACCGTACTTTCTATCATAAAGCGCTAACTCGTAACCGCGTTTCTCAATGGCTTTTGCCAGATGTCGTCCAATGAAACCATTTCCGCCAGTTACTAAAATCTTCATTCTGTCACCTTTTCCAATGGTCGGGCGTGAATGCCCCAAAAGTCGCCGCTTTCATGTTGGGCGTATTGAACGTTGTACTCAACACAATAAAGGTGACAGGGGTTAGGTTTCCTACTCAAATCAATCGTGCCATCGAGCCAATTGCCGATGCTCGTCTCCTTCCAAGCATACGAATTCAGCGCCGATAGACATGGCCAGGCTGTACCATCTGGTCCCACCGTCAGGAAATTAATCCCGGCCTCGCAAGTGAGTGCCTGCTCCTGCGGGAATGCCAGTTCCTTGCGCCCGCCGCATAGTGGACTGATGACCATGTGCAAGTCCAATTCGTTAAGCCAATCAATCGCCCACTGCGAACGCTCAACGTTCTTATTCACATCTTCCAGGTTGGGTGACAGACAGTAACCGGCATCCAGTAACATCAAGATTTGCCGTTTCCATTGGTTGTCATACCAGGTATATTGCCGTGCTGCCTCGGGGTGATAACTCAGATTGATATTGATGATCTGGGGCAGACGATAATCGGCCAGTTCAATGATGCGGTCGGCATTCAGGCCATTAGTCGAAAGACCCCACTTGATTTCGGGGAATGCACAGATCAGGTCCAGTGTCCAAGGCAAACTCAAAGGCTCACCGCCGCCAATATCCATAATGTCAGGAAGATCACGCTGGATGGCATTTACCCAATCCTTATAAGGACGCTCAATCACATCATTCAGGCCGGGCGTATGGTTGACGTGCCGCCGTACCCAGCAGTAAGAACAACTCAATTGACAACGCCAAGTTGTGTTGATGAGATAGTGCTTCATGGTTTTGGCTCCCCCAGCGTTCCCAGCGGTCCGGTCTCATAAAATTCCTTGTACCAGTAGGCGATGCGCTCTTTAGTCAGATAAGGAGTTTGTGCATAGATTTGCTGCATCATTGCGCCGCTGGTGGGCGCTTCAATGTACGTGCCATCCCGCATCTGAATTTCTGCCAATTCCGTGCCCGGCATGGCTGTGCATACTGTCGTTTGGCGATAATCGAGCAATCCTTCTTTGTAGGCTTTTTTGAGTGCATCCCGCGAGTACGCCAAGTCTTCTTCAGTCTCCTTGTAATTGCCGATCATGGTAAAGACACCGTTTTCAAGGCCAACTTCTTTCGCCAGACGCAACGTATACCAAATATCCGCCTCGGTGATGTGCTTTTTCATGGCGTCTAACACGCGCTGGCTGAAACTTTCCACGCCCCAAAAGACCGCCCGGCAGCCAGCTCTTTTTGTAGAGAGAAGCAATTCACGCGTGATAAAACGCTGTGAACAACGTCCTTGCGTCACCCACTTGAAGCCCATCGGCCCCACCCGGTCAGCGATCTCGTGCATCCAACCCGGCGGCATTTTCGTGCCTATCAGTTCGTCATCATACACGAACACATTCTCACAACCGCGCTTTTTCAAGTCGGCCATTTCCGTTTCGATGTTGGCAGGCGGACGATAGCGGGTGGATTGTTTCCCGAATACTTTATTGCCACAAAATATACAGGCATACGGGCAACCTCTGGTCCACATACTGATTCCAGGATGTGGTTTTAGTATGCTCATGTTACCGGTGTAGGTTGACGGTTGCGGGTTGTGGTGTGTCCAGTCAGGACCAGGTAGGTCTTCGATGTTCATGCGTTTACCTGCTTGTATACCGGTTGCACCGCTTTCTAACAGTTCCACCAGGTTGCCTTCGCACTCACCGGTCACAACCAGATCAGCGCCCCAGTCCAACCCTTCCTGTGGGTTAAGGGTGACGTGTACTCCGCCGATCACAATGCGTCCGGTAAATCCCGCTGCCCGTAGCGCCTTAATGGTATCCTTTGCGCCGCGTGCCGTGATAGTCAGCGATGTAACACCAATTACGTCCGGCCATTTACCGATCTGTCCCTTGAATACCTGCGTGAGCTGCTCAGGTGAGACTCCCAGCGCTTCCAGATCAACCGTTTCTGCATAGTGCCCTGCATTGTTCAATACCGCCGCCAGGATAGGCAACGATAACGTTGGCAGCATCCGGTAATGGAAACCGCTGTAATAGAAAATGGGGGGATTGAAAAACTGGACACGCATCAGAACGTTACCAACTCCATCTTGGATTCCGAATTACTTACCAGTTCATCGATCTTCTCCAGTGTCGGTTTCCAGTATTTCTCCGTGATAAGATCGGCGTCATAGAATTGCGCGGCTATTGCAGCCCATTCCCGATTAGCCTGGTTGTCGCGTGCTTCATAGGCAGCCAATAAACAGCCAGCCATTGCCTCAGTCTTGACCTGCCACTGGAAAGCGCCAAAGAACGATTGCCAGATCGGGGTTGCATCTTCTTTGGGGATTTTCCATCCCGAAAAACACAATTCACTCATGCTAGTCCAATCACCCACGATCACTGGGCATCCGCAGGCTTGTGCTTCTACAATCGGGAGACCGAATCCTTCGCCCATTGAGGCGTTCATCAGCACATCCATCGAGTTATAGATGTGCCTCATATAATCGTCATTGAAGCCCAGAGTGTATTCGTATTGATCGCAAAAGATTACGTCGGTTTTCGGCTTTAGGCGCATGACACCGCAAAATTCGAGCAGGTTGACCGTTTCCCCGCCGTGTGTGCCGTCGTCAGTATGCAGATATAGTAGGGCATCCGGGCGTTGCTTTTTCAGAGCAGTAAAGGCGGCAATTTGTTCAAAGAACGACTTGCGCGGAGGATTACCCTTGTTATTGGCCACCATGCCCACGATAAAAGCGTCGGTTGGAAAGCCTAATATCTCACGCGCTTCTTGACGGTCTTCCATACGGAAAACTTTGGTGTCTACGCCATGCGGGACATAGAATGGGTCAATCCCGGCGTTCTGTGCCTGCTCCTGGGCAAACTTACTGAACACGATTCCCCGCGTGGTTTGCTGCAAAGTCGCCAGTACCGCTGCCGGGATTGGTTCGCAATCCACCGGGAACCAGGGGAACCAGGGTTTATGAAAGCGGCTGGGTGCGCATGCCCAAAGGTCGATCAGGCTGATGATACAATCCGCCTTTGAGTGAACCGCGTGAGCGTTGACAATATCCATGCCCCACGGATGGTGCGCCTTTGGATATACCATTATTCCATTCACGTCCATTGGCGCACCATCCAGTCCATACAAAGCAGATATGGTAACATCGTGCCCGAGCGCCTTGATACGTGGGGTAAATAATCGGGTTTGATTGCCATATCCAGTATGACACCACGGAGCATTACTAAACCAGTTTATCCTCATAGTTCGCCGTCCTTCCGCGGCTCCCTCAACGTGGGAACGGAAAGGGTTGAGGGAAACCCCTTTCGCGTCATGACGCTATCCGTTCCCATGTTACCCATTAGGATGACGTACCAATCATTTTCACGCCGTAGGTTGGGCGATAAATGCCATAGGCGTATTCCATACTGGCGTTCAACTCCCAGGCTCCATTACCGGAATATGACGGGTTATAATCCGGTTCGATCTGGAATGGCTGACGCAAATCCAGGGCGATGGCTTCACGGGTGAACATAGCGCCAACGGCAGCCGTACCGCTGGTAATATTGGCGTCTACGAAGAAGTCAATCCCACCGAACGATGCCTGGTAATAGTTGGCTACAATGCTCTCGGCGATTCTGGTGTTCTGCATCAAGGTCGGTACGCCGCTGGTCGCACTTGTCAGGTAATACCACTGCACTGGATGTAAAATGCAGGTATACACACCAAACACTTTATTGGTGCGCAGATAAGCCTGAGCACGAAAGATATTGGCCCATGTTATCGTTCCGGCCGGAGCGCCAACGGTACCGCCGGTCAAACTGGCGAACAACCCAGCCAGATCGGTATCCACTTTGGCGGAAGCGGTCTGGCCAAGGTATAGTCCAGCCTCGCGTTGAGATCCGGCAGGATCGGTTCTGATGCGGCGCTTGGTAAGCAAGATCATTGAGGCCAGAACCGAGGGCGTCATAGTGCCAGCCGCATCCGCGTTGAATGCTTGCTGAGTACTGTCGGCGCTTTCAGCTACAGCCAGGAAAGTACCGCCTGAATATTCACCCCAGATGCGCGGGGCGCTGGATTGGGTGTCATTGAAAGTAGTTACGAACGGGGCAATGACATTCCCCTCCTGGGCTGTGAGCAGCGCCAGTTCGTAAACGTTAGCTACAAGACCGGCAATGCCGGCATAAGTCGATTCGTAAGCCATTTCTAAAAGTCCTTATTCCTGATTGGGCCAGATCACGCCTCCTCCCTTGTCGAATATCTGACCATCCGGGAGACCCGTCAAGCGGGCTTTCTTCTGCGCCCTGGTCTCGGTTGGCATGTTGTTTATGCCAGGATTGAACGGACCAAGGGAGGCGGATTTGGTCTTGGGCATGAGTTCTAATATCGATTTGGCATCCGCTTCCAGTTCTTCGGGTGTCTCACCCTTCAATCTGTCAGCAAATGCAGCCGGTAACCCTATTTTTTCTGCTGCAGTGCGTTGTGCTTGTTGGCGTTCGTACAGTTTCGCCCTGGCTTCGGTTTCGGCTAACTGATTTCTGAGTTTGTCCATCTCGGATAACTCAGCCTCTTTTTTAACCTTTTCGGTTGTCTCGTAGGCTTCTAACTGCTTGCGCCGTTTGGCAGATTCAGCATTGGCTTCTTTTAGTGCCTTTTGCACATTGGCTAACTCGGCTTTTAATTGCTCAGGCGTTTGTGGCGCCTGTGGTTCCACAACCGGCTCGGTTGGTAGAACTGGGGTGGGCATCTCGCCCGGGTTTACTATTTCTGGCATCTCGCCACTCTCCTAACTAAACTGATAATTGTTGGTATTCAAACCTACATACACAATTCGTTCTGCATTCCTCGGCCCCAATTGGGTCAAGTGTGCCTATTGACTGCCAACTCATAGCAGCCTGCTCGATACATCCACGGCAGTGTTCGGCTGGCGCAAGCAATCGCCGTTCCCGAGTCATGCCTTTGTTACGCGCCATCCTACGCCGCATTTCCTCGAACGTGCCCCGGCCTGATTGGGCATACAACCTGGCACGGTTAAGTAATCGTCCATCAAGTTTCTGTTTTCCTCTCGCAATATCAACAGCAAAATTGTCCAGCCATTGATACTGCTTCTTGATTTGAGCACCGACAAAACCCCAATCAGTTTGGCTCATCTGAGACCAACCACCACGGGCTACTGCGCCGGATGCGGTATGGATCAACTTGATTTCCCGTTCCATCGCTAACTGCCATTCAGGAAGTGAGATAGACCCATCTATCAGCGATTGTGAGACGGCCTGGATATTATTTCCACTGGCAGTAATAACCTTTTCCAACTCCTGCGCGACCAGAGCGCGGGAGACAAACCGACCAGTGGTCAGATCGATGTAGCGGCTGGCAATTTCATTCCAGCCAAAATCATGCGATAGGGGTAAGGGATGAATCAATTTCTTTGCTCTCCAGTAGTTTAGCCAGCAATGGACTAACCGCCTCAACCATTACCCGGGCCGTTTCCCGGTCGGTTTCCGTTACCTGGCTGATTTGATTCAGTTGCGCGTCCGTTCTGTACAGTGGCCTGGCCCTGAGCAGACGCACCCGTTTCTGTATACCATTCATTTGGGACATTTTGGTTTTGTGTGTTCTCCTTATCTATCCGTGCCTGTTCCTCATCCCAGTCCAACTCGTGATTAGCGGCGATGGTCTGTTTACTGATAACACCCATAGTCTGTAATGCCTGCTCGCTGGCGGTCTTCTCGGTCATGTCGGTCGGCAGCATTTCAGGCCATACGATAGTTGCCTCAATTGCCTTGTAACCTTGCATAAGTTGTAAGCGGCGGGTCAACTCTTCCAACATATCGCCAAACAGTTCCCGCTTGGTGCCGATCATCGCCAAGTTATCCTGGTAAAGTACACGCAGGCCGAAATTAGTTAGACTGCCTAGTTTATCTTGCAAACTGTCAATGTCCATCACACGCGCCATATCAAATAATGCTTGCCTGGTCGTCCTGAGAAAGACCAAACTTGAACCCAAGTCACCCAGGGGGTCAAGCTGGAACATGCCGCCATTAGGATCATTGAAGTTGAGCATTTCATCCGGTCCAACTTCGACTTTATTGGTTTGGCCAAGCATCTTGGCAAAGCGTTGCGGGTGAGCGTAAAAGCGGATAATCTTACTGATATTGGATGAAAGGAAGTTAATCCTATCCTGCACCGCTTCGATGTTAGGAGTAATATCCGACTCGCCATAGGATGAATCGATGCTAGGTAGGTTCTGCCAATAGAGGATGGGCGGGAAAGATAACACAGAACCATTCTTATCAAGGAATGGGGTCTCCTGCGTCAACTCCCAACGTGCGCCATAATTGGTGGAGATATAATCACGGGTAAACCATATTCCGCCGTCATCCTGTTCGATGACCCTACGCCTCCCGATCTCTTTGCCTCTAACATCTACAGATCTATATTCGATGTTGTACCGCATGATAATCTCAAAGTCGTCTGGCATACTGGTCATGGTCACAAACAACGGATCATACAACTGAATGCGAGGATATTCAACCTCATCTTTGCCGAACATGCCGTTTGGTGATAGGTATAAGTAACCAGTTCCTGCCAGACTTGCAGCCAGTGCAGCACGATGGAAAAGCACCTCCTGCTTGTTGGCATTAAGACAGGCATTAAGCCAGGTCTCTTGTTCTGTCTGGGTTTCGCCCTCGAAGTCAAACGTAACGCCCTGACCAAGCATTTGGCTTACAATGCGCTGGGTGATCAGGCGGGTAAAGTTCAGAACGATGTTATCGTTAAATTGGGTAGGACCGACGCGCAACTGTTCGGGTTGGTTACCCGCATAATAGGCACGCGCATTAACTACGGGTTGCTTAGCAACATCAATCATACGACTTACCAATCGGTCAGCTATCGAATTCAGGAAAGTTTCAATAATTCCCATAGTTATCCTTTACCAGTTTGCGAATGGATCGCTGACTGATTCAACCCGTGGCCTGATGCCATACCAGGCAATTGCGAGTGACATAACACAATCATCGTGCATCCCGTCCGGTGCTGAATACTGGAATGATCCGGAAGGCGAACGCTTACTCTCGAAACTCAACAGTTCTCCAATCAGCACCGGATCATTGATGATCTTGATCTCATCGTGTTCAAACGCCGCCTGGAGTTGGGTGATGATCGCTTGCTTGGTTGCGTTTGTGGTGGTAAATGGGATGATACTCATCCCCCGATTGTTCAGGTTATCGATGACCGGCTGGCCGATGCTGTTGGCTTCGATGGTCATTGACTGCATATTGAATTTCTGGTAACAGGCCCACAGCCGATCTTCCAGAACGTTGTAGTCGACCCTGTTAAACCTGTCCTTATACACAAGGTGTTTACTCTGTACGTCCATAACGCTGACGACCGTGAAGTCCACACTGGCAGCCACGTCCACGCCAGCGGAATATTGCTGTCCTTCAACGGGTCCATCGATTGCCTCCAATATTGCCGCCTCCTGGATGCGGCGAAAAACGGAACCTTCAAAATCGACAAACATTGCAAGATATTCCTGGCTAAATACAAGTTCTGGTAAATCATGTCGCGCCGCTTCAATCTCTGTTGGTTCAATATATGGGTTGCCGCTGGTTGGGAATTGGAACGCGGCCCAATTGCCATCATGGGCCGCTCCTTTCTGCCATGCCTGCCAGAACCAGTTACGCCCTTTGGGTGTGCTGATGAATAGCGCGTGCCCTAACTTGTCGGACAGGGCCGGGCGTAATTCTTCAACCCAGGCTTCCTCACGCATGAAAGCGGCTTCATCCAGTACCACAAAATTCAATCCTTCGCCGCGGAGACCGCCAGCACTATCCGCAGACCGTACACCTACCGCCCCGCCATTCGGTAACCTCACTTCCAGATCGGCAAGGCGGACTTCTACTCCAGGAATACGGCGCGCCATACGAGATAACGGTTTCCAACCTACCTGGCTGATTTTGTAGGACGGAGCCACCCACCAGGCCAGACCGCCATGAATAGCAACATCTAAACATTCCATAATTCCCAAACGTGTTTTTCCCCAACGTCTGCGTCTCCCGGCGGATAAAACTTTAAACCGCGCGGGAGACTTATGAACCTCCATTTGTCCAGGATGCGCATTTGCGTTAATCGTGATCTGTTGCATTGTCATCCCAATTGATAACCATATCTCCAGTAATATGAGCATCAACCTTCTGAACAGGAGCACCAATCATATAATCCGCAATAAATTTACGAGCAACCGCGTCGCCGCGCTTCGCCTGGTCTATTGCCTTTATAATGATTACCTCCCAATCATTTTTAGAAACAGTCGCCTTAAATATATCCAGATATGCTTTTTCAATAGCCTTTGGCTTGCGCCCGCCAATCTTGTCATGCCCTTTTACAAAGCGACCGTTTTCGTCTCTTGTCATTCCACCTACTTACCGGTTATCTGGTCATACAATCACAACCCGAACCATATCCTGTAACTTGTCCATAAGTAATTTCGCCTGTTCAAGATAAGGTTCGGGAATGTTAATAGTTACATTTACTGAATGGTCAACCATAGTTTTTATCTGCCTAACCTCCGCGTCAAATTCGATTGCTATGATCACAGGTTTCTTATCTGTCATTCATTCCTTCTCCACACCGCGCCCCGGGAGGGGAGGAGAGCCGGAACACCAGCCAGGAGCCTCCCGGGGCGGGGAATAGATTTCACACGCCCGGCCTGGGGACGGTCTTAGCCGCCCGATTTGCTTTCGCCGTGCGCATATCTGCGAGAGCTTGATCTGTCTTAGCATCATGGTCTGTCAAGGTGTTATTGAGGATGTCCAGTTTAGCTTGTACGGCCCTCAATTCAATCAGTGTCAGGGTAGTCTGCCCCTCGAATCTCGTATCCCTTTTGTCAAGTGAAGAAACAAATCTTTCGTCCCTAAGTTCCGTGGCCTTCAAAAATTTGTCTACAAGCTTGTCAATGCTGTTCACTATCTTGCTGAAATGGGTGAGCATATAGCGGAGCAACATCCACAGAAGAAACAGCACAAAAACAACGAAGAGAGTAACTGCCACGATCTGTTCCCAGGCGGTGAAGGGAATATTTGGGATGGGTGGTGTATCCATTACTGCGGTTTATAGCCATACATCGCTATATCAGCCTTCGCCCGGATGCCAGCCACATTCTGGATTGTGTAGCTGGCGATGAGAGCGATCACGACCGGCTGGCAGGCCGCCAGGAGAAAAAGAATATCCTTGGCGGAGTTTGGGTCAACATACTTGGCTACAAAATAGGTAGATAGCGAAACAACCAGGTCAACAACAGTTAGCCAGAATTTACGGCTTTTCCAGATTGTTACAGGTTCCATAATATCCCTCCAAGTTTAAACGAAACGGCCCGGTGCGAATAAATCGCATCCGGGTCGTAGGACTTCACAGTGCAACTACATAATACAATCAAAGAGAATTTATGTCAACTATCATCCCCCCTAAAATCATAACTCGGTGATGGTTGAAGGAACCGTAATTTCCCGCAGTTGATGACGAGGGTTATCCGCCCATTCCCAAACCCCTCGATCTTTCTGATTTCATCCACCAATTGCAGCACCTGCGCTGGCGTGAGCACGTCCAGGATAGCGGTCAGCAGCTCAACATCAGTAGATCTGATTTTACACTTGATGAGTGTGGTCATTTATTATCCTCCCACCAGTCGCACCAGGAAATAAGCAATACCGCAGCCTGATAAAAAGATGACACCATATAAAAGAATACAAAGGCCACAACAATCCACGCCCTGGGAACCATTGTTTTTGCTCATGATTTCATCTCTTGTGGCCATAAAAGAGCTGCAAACGTTTTGCATCGTGCGCACCGTTTGTCTTTGTCATTTTCACCGCGGCATGTTTCGCAGTATAGAATCGCCTCTGCCATCGCCTCTCGCAAGGTAGCAAGTTCCGCCTCCAGGTCGGCGATCCTGGCGGCCTGGGCGTCAAATCTAGCGAGCAGATTATTTTTGTAGGCATCAGTTTTCTGTTCGTCACTATGTTCTTCCCGACTTCCTGTTTCTGCCAGTTCCCAAGCCTGAGCTGCACTTATTAATCTTTCAATCAATACTTCGATTTCGTTCATTTCATCCTCCATAACAAACTTTTTACTATCCTAATGCTCATTTTATCTATCCTGTTTCTGCCAGGCATATTCAGGCGATTCTTTACCACTCTCGAACCATTGATTTTCTGTATTGAATGTCAGATCAATTTTTTGGGCTAGTACGTCATCTCTGAATTTGCGTACAAGAATCTCAGTTGGTGATTTTGTTGGTTTTTTATCTGTTTCATAGTAATCCTCCCGATACATCATCAGTACTACATCCGCATTTTCTTCAATCTGACCACTGTCTCGCAAGTCTGCGAGTTGTGGGCGCTTCTCTTCTCGGTCTTCGGTCTTTCGATTGAGTTGCGCCAGGCAGAGAACGGCGCAATTGTATTCTTTTGCAATATCTTTTAGAATTTTAGTAATGGACCCGAGCCGCTTATCTTCGCGTTCATCCCGATCTGCCACAAGGCGAACATGATCCACTATAATCAAATCCGGTTTATAACGTGCCACACCTGCATAAATTGTGTTGGAAGTATTGACATAATCATCCACAAGCAGATTGTCACCGTAAAGTTCGAGCAGTTCGGCAGACTTCCAGATGATTGAATCCCGTTGGCTGGTGGTGATTTCCCCGTTGCGAACATCACGCCAGCGGATACCCAATGCCCCGCATGCAGATTTTGCCCACAGGCTGGTAGATGACATTTCCAGACTGTAAAAATACGCCTTCTGATGGTTGGCAGCTATATTCCGGGCGATCTGCCATGCAAGAGTAGATTTACCCATTGAGGGACGAGCAGCCAGGATGGTCAATGTTTGACGCTCGAACCCCCCTAAACATTTATCAATCGCCGGTATCCAGGTATGAATTGATCTGCCTTCCAAATGATCGAGCAAATTCATAAACTCGACATGGATTTCAAAGGCATTTTTAGGTTCATGGTATTCCGTCTCTGTACTCTCAAATGCTGGCGGGGTTGTGGGCTGATAGCGGTCATATGACTTCGCAATAGTCAATACTTCGTCCTCAGACAGAGGAGGATTGCAGTTTTTATTGTTTTCCACTTGCAGGGCTGCAAAGATTGATTCGCTATCCATCCCTCGCCGGCGCATTGATCCAGCAAGGCTGGCCAGGGTTTGGTTGCGCGAGCCTGCTTGTATCTTTCCTGGGATAGTTCCAGCGGCGACCGTTTCTTTTGCCGGGGAGTTATCTTGTAATTTTCTTATCAGCCATTCGGGCATGGGCGCTAATGGAACAATGCTGGGCTTACTGGATACTTCCCACATGTAAGGTTTGCCGCTCGGATGGATTGAAGGCGGGGCCACGATGTACCCCCCATCCCCCCGAATGTCTAGTCCTGGACCTAACTTACTTGCAGAATTGCGGATCTCGAATCCTGGGTGAGCGAAGATAATATGTCGCCCGCCGCCGCCCGTTAGACTTTCCGGTGTGTCTGGAATTGCTTCATTTTGTGCAATTAGATCAAATAGAGATTCATCCCCATCGTGCCCCTTATCCACATCCAACACCACGATCCCCGATTCCTTACCGGTCATAATTCCGATATTAAATTGGGTTACCTGGGTAAACCATGCGGTAATTTTCGCCTTGTCCGTTGTTGCTTCGTCGCGCCATTTCAATGCAGGCAACTTGTCCTTATATTTGCAAGGGAAAACCTGCCAACCTTTCGATGCGTAGAATAGAGCTGCGTCTAAATATGGATTGCTCATGTGTATACCTCCGAGAAGTATTCTTCACCACCTTTCTTTTTACCTGATAAATCGCGGGCGATCGCCAGACAACTACCAGGTCCTTTTATGGTCAATGGCTCCTTTCGCATTTTCTTTATGGCTTTTATCAAGATATCGGGCTGAATATGTGCTTCCCATATTTCCATAAGCGATTGATGCCAATAACTGCGCTCTTTACCGGTCGGATGAATACCTGATTCGGTCATAAATGCTTGTGCTAATGGTCGTAGACTTTCTGGAAGCCAGGATACATCAGCCTCGCCAGCTTCTTTTCTTGCCTCGTTTTTCTTCAACGCGTCATAAGCTCTTTGGTTCTTAATAATTGGCTCTTCGATTTTTTTTGGGTTCTCGCATGTTGGTTGGTTGGTTGTTAATTGCATTGGTTGGTTGGAAGGTAGTTCGTCAGGAGCCGGTACTGAGTTGGTCAGAAGTTGCTCAGGAGCCGGTATAGATGAGGGCGCTTCACGGTCAGTACCAGATTGATATAAAGGCCAGGTTGGAATGCAGAAGTAATTCCGATTACATATTGAATAGCGTAGGATCATCCTATGATTACCAAACCAGTCCATAGTTTTCTTAATCTGGTCCAGATTAATATCATCTCGTAAAGGATACATCTTAGAACGCATCCAGGCCGGGTTGTCAACGCCCCGTCCACTGCTATCAACGATCAAAGATAATAAAACCCATGTTAAACGAGTAAAATCGTCGGGCATTTCGTTGACATCAACGCTATCCAAAATTTTCAGGTGAAGTTGGCGATATTTCGGCATAATTAATCCCTTTGATTTCCGCTCATATTTGGGGTAAGTAGATCGTGCCATTCTTTATGATGCTTTTTACATAACCAGGCTTGCGGCCACTTCTCTGCGTCTTCATCAACCTTTTCGGCCAGGTATCGGGGTAGCCAATGGTGATTATCAACTCCGATTTCTCCGCAAACTGCGCAATGTTCAATTCTTCCATCCTCGTTTATCGGCAATTGGTCAATGTCAATTTTGTAATTAATGACAGGTTCGTGTGCTATCCATTTTGCTGTTCCACTGGCATTACGTTTGCAGATGGTACATTTCCAAAAGATATTCGATATGCCTGCGTGAGTTATATTGCGGACCAGTTCAACCCTCCGTAGCACTTTGCAATAAACGCAAACCATATCTTTGGTGGTAGACATTCCCTTTCTGCGAAATACTCCTTAACACAAAAGTCCGCTTCGCACGCCGGTAATCCTGTCACAGAGTATCGGGATGTGCGAAGCGGACTTTTGCCCGCAAGCTAATAGATTGTGGATGGCTTCGCATAAAAAAGCGAAATCCCGAACTCTGTGACAAAGAAAATTGTACACCTTATCCATCATCTTGTCAACCTCCATTTAGTCCTCCAACTCCAAATACCAAGTTATTTTTTCGCTGGCCTCTTCAAAGCCCCACACTACGCAAACGTAATATCCCTCGGTTTTGAGCCGGTTTATCCAAAATTGTTGCTGTTCTGTCGGTTGGTTCTTGCCATATTTTAGTTCCAGATACAGGCCGTGATATTTACCGCGCGCACATGGTAGGATCAAATCCGGCACACCTTTTTTATTCCCTGCTTGCTTCGCTTTGACCGCCAATCCGATGGGTAATCTAACTCCATTAAGCGTTGAAAATAACAGAGCCAGTTCGGGATAAACACTTTCCTGAAGGGATGCCCATTGGAAGATTACGCACTGATCGTCATGCTCTGACATTCCAGGTTTCTCCTTTCACGATATGGCTGATAGTACTTTCGCTAACGTGAAAATATTTGGATAAATTTACAATTTTCCAACCATCGACAGAATACAATTTCCTAATCTGCTCGACTTTATCCCACGTCAGTTTATGCATAGGATGTTTTTCCCCGCTATAGTGAGGTGGATTTGGATATTTGCGACCTAAAATTGTAAACGCATGATTGACGTTTTGCTTCGCTGTTACCCATTCCAAATTAGATAGACGATTATTTGAGGTATCCCCGTTCTTGTGATTGGCTTGATATCCAGAAGGGCGAGGGCCAATAAAAGCATCCAATACAAGATGATGCACCTTGCATTGTTTTTCCTCACCGTCCTTGCACAATCGGACAAGGCGATAATTATTGAGCAGTATGCCTTGACGTAGCA